ACTCCGCAAGGCGGAATTCCTTCGTTTTCTTTAACATCTCCCTGCCTCCATTGATAGAATCATTGGTCAATTGATTCTATCAGAGACAGGGGGCTAGAAACAGACAACAACTATTTGACGCTTACCAGAATAAAGGGAATAACCGTCGAGATCGGAGGCGATACAACAGGCCTGGATAAAGCTCTGAAAGGTGTCAACTCCACGATCAGGACCACGCAGACTTCTCTGAAGGACGTCAACAAGCTCCTGAAACTTGATCCTGCCAATACAACCCTCGTCACTCAGAAGCAGAAACTTCTGAAAGATGCTATCTCCGCGACAAAGGATAAGCTGGAAGCCCTGAAAACTGCCCAGGAGCAGGCAAAGCAACAGCTTGAGAACGGGACACTGGGGCAGGACAAGTACGATGCTCTGCAAAGGGAAATCGTGGAGACAGAGCAGGAACTACAGCGTCTTCAGAGAGAAGCGGAAACAACGAGCAGCGTTCTTTCCAAGATAGATGAGGCAGGAAAGAAGTTCGAGAAGGTCGGCGATTCGATCACTAATGCGGGTAAGGCCGTGATGCCGGCATCTGCAGCTGTGGCTGGCCTTGGAGCCGCTGCTGTGAAGACCTCCGCTGATTTTGATTCCGCAATGAGCCAGGTGGCAGCCGTTTCCGGAGCGACCGGTGATGATTTTACCGCTCTTCGGGATAAAGCCCGTGAGATGGGATCAAAGACGAAGTTCTCTGCATCGGAAGCAGCAGAGGCGATGAACTACATGGCCATGGCAGGATGGAAGACCGGTGACATGCTTTCTGGCGTGGAGGGTATCATGAACCTGGCTGCTGCTTCCGGCGAGGACCTGGCAACCACCTCTGATATAGTGACTGATGCCCTGACTGCCTTTGGACTTAGTGCGAAGGACTCTGGGCACTTCGCCGATATCCTTGCTGCCGCATCTTCCAACGCAAATACCAACGTTTCCATGATGGGCGAGACCTTCAAGTACTGTGCCCCGATTGCTGGCGCCCTGGGTTACTCTGCAGAGGATACAGCAGAAGCAATCGGTCTTATGGCCAATGCAGGCATAAAGTCCTCGTCAGCCGGTACAGCTCTCCGAACCATCATGACAAAGCTTCAAGGGGACCTCAAGCTCTCCGGGGCTGCGTTCGGAGATATGACGATCAAAACGGCAAATGCCGATGGATCCATGAGGAGCCTGTCTGATATCCTGGCAGATTGTCGTGTTGCTTTCGGCCAGATGACAGAGTCGGAAAAGGCTGCAGCTGCAGAATCCCTGGTGGGAAAGAACGCCATGTCCGGGTTCCTTGCCCTGATGAATGCTGCACCCGCGGATATAGAGAAACTTGAGACTGCGATCTCCACATGTTCTGATGAGATCGATGGATATAACGGAACGGCAGAAAAGATGGCTGCCGTTATGCAAGACAACTTAAATGGTCAGCTCACGATACTGAAATCTCAGTTGCAGGAGCTGGCCATTTCTTTTGGCGACATGCTCATGCCCATGATCCGGAAAGCGGTGTCCGCTGTCCAGGGATTTGTCGACCAGCTCAACGGCATGAGTGAAGGGCAGAGAAATGCAATCCTGAAGGTGGGATTATTTGTTGCAGCCCTGGGTCCCTTCTTGGTGATCTTGGGGACGTGCATATCAAAAATCGGCATCGCTATGCAGGGCTTTGTAAAGCTGGCTGGAGCGTTCGGAAAACTGAAAACAGCAGTATCCGGAGCACATGGGATACTTGGAAAAATAGGTGCAGCCCTAGGAGGTGTATCCCCTCCAATCTTAGCTGTCGTAGCAGTGATCGCAGTCCTTGTGGCTGCGTTTATTCATTTATGGAAAACTAATGATGGCTTCCGAGAGGCAATCATCGGGACCTGGCAGCGGATCAAAACAGCAATCAGCTCTTTTATCGAAGGAATAAAAGAGCGCCTTGGTGCACTGGGTATCAGTTTTTCCGACATTGCGGAGACAGTGAAGAGGATATGGAATGGACTGTGCAGTGTCCTGGCACCTGTATTTGAAGGAGTATTTAACAACATCGCCACCATCCTCGAAACAATACTGGGCGTCTTGACAGGACTCCTTGACGTGTTCATCGGAGTATTTACTGGAGATTGGCAGCAGGTGTGGACTGGCGTAAAGGAGATCTTCACGTCCATCTGGACAGGCATCCAGGGTGTATTCTCCACAGTAATAGAGACCATCAAGGGTGTAGCCGATGTAGTCCTTTCCTGGTTTGGCACTAACTGGAACCAGGTTTGGACCGGAATCAAATCCTTCTTTGAGGGAATCTGGAACGGCATCGCCACATTCTTTTCCAATATATGGAACGGGATCACATCAACGGTCACGTCTGTCCTTACCGGTATCCACAACTTCTTCACTTCCGTCTGGGAAGCAATCAAGGGAGTTGTCACCGGAGCCCTGACTGCAATCCAGACGGCGATGAGCACTGTATGGAACGCGATCTCCGGAGTGGTGACAACGGTCTGGGAGACGATCAAAAGCATCGTCCAGGTCGGGATCCTTTTTATTCAGGAACTGCTCAATGCAGCATTTACTATCCTGACACTGCCCTGGCAGTTCATTTGGCAGAACTTCGGATCTGTCATCACGGACGCCTGGGAGAAGATCAAATTGGTTGTCTCCACAGCGCTGGACGTAGTCAGGGGTGTTATCGAGTCCGTATGGAATGCAATCGTTGCCTTCCTTACTCCGATCCTGACCACCATAGAGACTCTATTCAGAACAGCCTGGACCTCTATCAAAACAGTAGTCAGTACTGTCGTGAACACTATCAAGGGTGTGATCCAGACAGTCTGGAACTCCATCAAGACAATCCTGACTACAGTTCTTAATGGAATCAAGCAGACTTTCTCTACTGTATGGAACAGTATCAAGCAGACCGTGACCACGGTTGTGAATGCGATCAAATCGACGATCACTTCTGTGTGGAACAGCATCAAGGCGACATTATCTTCTGTACTAAACAGCATCAAATCCACTGTCAGTACGGTTTGGAATAACATCAGATCGACGATCCAGTCAGTGGTAAATGCTATAAAGACAACTGTCAGCAACGCCTTCAATTCTGTGAAGAGCACTGCGGCCAGCATCTTTAATGGAATCAAATCCAAGGCGACGAGCACATGGAACAGCATTAAAAATGCGATCATTAAGCCTGTCGAGTCGGCAAGGGATAAGGTAAAGAACCTGATTGACAGGATCAGGTCTTACTTCAACTTCTCCTGGAGCCTGCCGCACTTAAAGCTCCCGCATGTGCACATCAGCGGACACTTTTCATTAAGGCCTCCTTCTGTACCGCATTTCTCGGTGGACTGGTACAAAGAAGGCGGCATCATGACAAAGCCCACTATGTTCGGTATTAATGGATCGAGCATCATGGCAGGGGGAGAAGCCGGCGCAGAGGCAATTCTGCCGCTAAAGGGCTTTTACGATCAGCTTGCCAGCATGCTAGATGAGAGGCTCAACATGGCCGGCATGGAGCGATACCTGGCAATTATTGCAGACAACAGCAGCAAGGGGATCTATTTGGAGGATGGGACGCTTGTCGGGCACCTTCTTCCTTCCATTGATTCCGGTCTTGCAAGATATTCTATGAGAGGAGGGCGTGGGAATCGATGAACAGCATATTTTCCGGTGCAATGATCGGTGATGAACACACCCTCCGAGACTGGGGTGCGGTGATCACAAACAGTGATGTTATTGCCATGCCGGAGCCCAATACAGTCCTTTTGGAAATCCCTGGCAGAAGCGGAAGATTAGACCTCTCCGAAGTTCTGACAGGGGACATTTCTTACGGAAACCGGGAACTGAAGCTGCAGCTGGCGGCAAGGAACGATAAAGAGAGATGGGTAAATACCTGCCTCCATATCTTCAATAAATACCATGGCCGGGTTGTCCACGTCACTTTTGATGAGGATCCCGGCCACTACTATATTGGCAGAGCAAGCATCTCTGATCCGCAAAGGCTCGGCATAGCTGGTCAGTTTACCATAATGATCGATGCAGAGCCATATCGGTATGAGCATACGCTACATGTGGAGACTTTCTCAGGGTCCACTTCAACAGTCTCCGGAACAGTTGAAAACCTGCGCATGCCTGTCTGCCCAACAGTTACTGTACCTGTAGCCTGCCAGTTATTCCATGACTCTAGGGTGTATGAGCTGGATGCTGGTACTCAGGTGGTGCCGGGGCTGGTCCTTCATCCTTTAGACAATAACGTGTCAGTGACTGGAGCGAGCAGCATCACATTTTCATTTCGGAGGGGGTGTTTGTAATGTACAGAATATTTCTGGATGATGAACTCTTCTATGACCCCCGCATCCCGGACCTGGCGCTTACAGACATTTCCTGTGAACTCGAAGTTAATAAGACCGGGACATTGAAATTTACGATCCCGCCAACACATCCGAAGAAGGATGACCTTAAAAAGATGTACTCAGTACTGTCTCTTTATCAGGACGATGACTGGCTGTATTCCGGCAGGGTTCTGTCCGATGAGATCGATTTTTACGGCAGCAGGACTATCGAGTGTGAGGGCGAGCTGTCCTATTTATTGGACAGTATCCAGAGATATCACGAGTACCACGACATCAGTGTCCGGGATTACTTTACGGACCTGATTGCAAACCACAACCTGGATGTAGAAAGCAGGAAAGAGTTTACTGTTGGCCAGGTGACGGTGGTCGATAACAACGACAGTCTTTATCGGTATTCCACTTATGAAAACACCTGGAAAACCATCGAGGATAGGCTGATTTCTCGTCTTGGCGGGTATATTCGTATCCGGCATGAGAACGGGCAGAGGCTGATAGATTACATTGAATCTTATGGCCATACAAATGAACAGGTCATCCGTTTTGGCGAGAACATCCTTGACCTCATTCAGGAAGTGGACTGTGACAGTCTGGCAACAGTCATCGTGCCGCTTGGGAAACGTGATGAGGAGACTGATGAGAGACTGACAATCAAGAGCGTGAATGAAGGCAAGGATTTCATTGAAGACCCGGACGCCATTGCCAAGTACGGCAGGATTGTAAAAACCGTGGAGTATGACGATGTAGAGCTTCCGGAGAACCTGCTGCGGAAGGGAAGAGAAGTTCTGGACAGGCAGAAGCTGCTTGTTTCCAGTATTACCATTACAGCCATTGACCTACATCTGCTAGATGTAGATATCGAACGGTGCAAGGTCGGAGACAGCATTCGTGTGGTATCAGAGCCTCACGGCCTGGACGATTTCATGGTGATCCAGAAGATATATCTGGATCTTGGTCATCCGGAAAACTCGAAACTTACTCTCGGCGCAACACTTCTCACTCTGGCTTCATCCATGTCCAGGGGCACAGCTGCTGTGTTGACTTCCCTTCAGGAGAACTTCACTGCTTTCCGACATGTGGTAACGGACAAGCTGCAGGCGACCAATGCAGATGTCGGAGCCCTTCATGCAGATCTGGCGGAAGTCGATAACCTTCTTGCTCAAAAGGCAAACGTGACGGACCTCAATGCGACAAATGCAAATGTCGCAGCACTACAGGCTGCAGATGCGCAGATCCAGCACCTTGTGGCAGAGAAGGCTGCCATTACGGACCTCAATGCGACGAATGCAAACGTCAGTAGTCTTCAGGCTTCTACTGCAAACATTGAATCCCTTCTGGCGGGCAATGCCGGTGTGGGAACACTACAGGCCATTCATCTGACCGGCGACAATATCGTGATCGACGACGCGACCATCGCCCAGGCTGTCATGGATGACCTTATGGCAGGGAGAGTTACGGCAAAGACCATCTATACGGATTTCATAACGATCGCGTCGAGGGATGGATCGCTTTCCATCGAAGGGTCCACGATCCAGATCAAGGACCAGAATAATACTGTACGTGTTCAGATCGGTCGGGACGGGAACGGAAACTACTCCTACTATCTTTGGGACGCATCCGGGAACCTGATCTGGTCACCGGAAGGCATCACTGCGGATGGTGTGCCGGATGGACTGATCGTTGATTCAATGGTGGCAGATAATGCCGGGATCGACGGATCAAAACTCAACATCCGCTCTGTCGTTCAGGAGATCGAAGATGACGGGACGCTGACCCTGGATGCCTCCCATGTGGTCATGGATGATACGACACTGGAAGCAAACTACCAGACCCTGATACAGCGAGTGTCCGATGATGAGACAACGACGCAGAACCTGCAGACGGAATTTAAAGAGGTCCAGGGCAAGATTGAGTCAAAAGTCTGGCAGTCCGACATCACTGAGGCAACGACGCCGCTGGGAAATTCCATCACACAGCTATCTGACCAGTACACCTCCCAGCAGCAGACCATCAACGGTATCACCACAGATATCGGTGATATCCAGACATCCATGGAATCAAAGGCTGACGGGTCAACAGTTCAGGCTCTTACTGCGAGAGTGAATACTGTCGAGGAAACTGCTGGAGGGTTCTCTCGTACAGTCTCTGAGATAAGGACAGAGGTTAATAACACAGTAAGGGAAGTAACTACTTATTATGCGCAAAACGGATCGGAAACAGTCCCGCCGGCAGATGATGATGAAGGATGGAGCACCGAGATGCCGGAGCGTGTCCACGGGGCTTACATGTGGCAGAAGACTGTCACAACATACGCAACCGGGAACACAAGAACCTCATCGCCTGTCTGCATCACTGGAGCAGACGGCCTGGACGGAGCAGATGCGGTGATACTCCGTGTCGACTCTACTCGTGGTCTTGTCTTTAAGAATAACTGGTATGATACACAGCTGCGTGTGACGGTGATCAAGGGCTCGAATTCCATCACAGATTTAGAGACGCTGCGTGCCGAGTTTGGCCCCAGCGCATACTTGCAGTGGTATTTCAGAAAACAGGCGGATCAGGAATGGAGCACCATGAGCGTGAGTGACTCCCATCTCACAGAAGGGGGATTTTGTATGAATGTGACGCCAGATGACGTTGATGAGCAGATCCTGTTTCAGTGTGATCTCAACGTGTAAAGGAGGAGAGAAGAATGGTACCTGCAAAAGGAATGGTAAACCTTGAAGATATTTCTGAAGGAGTATCGGTGATCATGCATGCTGCGAAAGATGCATGCGGCCGGGTCATCTGGGCGGATGTCATGTATAACAGAAAAACGATCCGGGATGCTGAAGAGCTGGCGCTGTACTTCGGAAAGGGAGCGCACCTGGAATGGGTCCTGATGGATGCCTTTGGAAACGCGGAGAATGTTACAAAGGGCATGCCTGGCATCCAGACAGAGAATGACGGATTCTTTCTTCATGTAGAGGAGAGGATTGCACGGCAGGGAAGAATGGCAGGATGCCTTTTAGTAGTTGATTAACAGGAGGAACAAACAATGGCAGTAATAGCAAGAGGTCAGATCGGCCTTACAGACATCACAGATTCCTATAGTGTCAATCTCTCCGTTGACTCATTCACTTTCCAGGGAGATACGACGAAGGTCAAATCGACTCAGAGCTTTGACACTCAGGTACAGGCGATGAGAGGAGCGACTGCGGTCAGTGCAGTTGTGACGGTTACTACAACACTTACAAACACAGGTCTGACTGTGACGGATGACGGAGATTCCACGTCTCCCACGCTAACGGTTCAGGCAACGACAGCCCTGACAGATGCTATCCTTCGAAGCGCTGAAGTCAACGGACAGATCATGCTCTCCATCCTCGTTGACGGGAAGGCAACTTTTAATAAAGCGATTAACTTATCAATCGCGCTCACTGGCGCAACGGGAGCAGGCGGATATTCTATTCTGATGGGGAATGAAGCGGTGTCGATTGCCTGTGACAAGGACGGGAAGACGTCTGCTGCATCAGCGATCACTATTCCCTTCACTATCTATCAGGGAACTTCCAGGAAGGCTGCGACCGTGACTGCATCCGGCCTTCCCAGCGGGATCACGGCAGGAACGAATACGGCGGGGACAACATCCGCAGACGGGTCTCTCACACTGAATGTGGCAGCAGCCAGCACCCTCGGCGGGACAGACAGCGGAGAGATCACCCTCACTTTCAAGACCGGCAGTACAACAGTTGGTACGAAAAAGCTATCATGGGCAAAGTCCATCACTGGAGCGACCGGCCAGACAGGAGGAACAGGCCCAACAGGCCCTGGAGCGATCAGTGTCATCTGCGGCAATGAGTCTGTAAGTATCCCTTGTACTACTGGAGGTCTTGTTGCAAAGGCATTTGATATCACAATTCCCTTTGCTGGTTATCAGGGAACGAGCAGAATTGCCTGTACGATTGCTAATCCGACCCTGCCTAGCGGAATGACAAAGAAGTCAAGCTCCAATGCGACTACTTCCGCGGATGGGTCCCTGGTCATTTCGGTGGCAGCAAACGGTACCCTAGGTGCGGCGGCAACCATGTCCGGGGAGGTTACCCTGACATTTACCTGCAGCAGCCAGACCATCACGAAGAAGCTGTCCTGGGCAAAAGTACCTAAGGGCGATACGGGTGATGATGGTGAGGACGCCATCACCATCGTGATCATACCGAGCGGCGGGACAGTCTTTAAAAACAGTACGGGCTCAAAGACTCTGACTGCGCATGTTTTTCAGGGGAATGCAGAGCTGTCCAGTACAGAGATCGCAGCGCTGGGAGCTGTCAACTGGTACAAGGGAGCGGGGAGTACGACACCGATCACAAACGGGGCAGATACTCTTACGATCACGGTGAGCGCTTCCGATGTGAATGAGTCAGAGACCTATGAGGCACGTCTTGAGACCTCATAAAGGAGGTGGCTTACATGATCCTTACAAGGAGTTCCATAACACTTACCTGGGAGCGGGACATTGCATCCGTGACCTGGTATTACAAGCTCCAGGCATCGACCGCATCCGTTCCGGCAAAACCCACAACGGAAACACCTACTGGATGGACAGATACAGAGCCAAGTTATACGGAGGGCAGCACCAATAGCCTTTATATTGTTCAAAAGACGAAATATTCAGATGGGACGTTTTCCTACTCATCAGTATCCCTGTCCAGTTCTTATGAGGCAGCAAAGGCAGCATACAATAAATCTGTTGCAGCACACCAAACCGCACAGGCGGCCCAGGATAGCATCGACAACCTGCAGGTGGGTGGCAGGAATCTTTACATTGTCCGAGATGCAGAGGACGGATATATCAACTCATCTACTGGTGCTGTCTCTAAGATGCAGGCTGCCAACAGAGAACAGATCAGTGACTTTATCTCAGTGACAGAGGGAGAGACGATCTTTTTTCAAGCCTGGGCGAGGACAACTGCTACCGGAAACGCTGACGGGTCTGCATGGCTGGGGTATGCCTTCTATGATTCTGAGAAAGAGTATCTGGGAACCAGGCCGTCGAAGTACGATGGAGTACTACAGCCGGACGGATATACCTACAATTTTTACAAAATCACTGTACCGGCAGGAGCATCGTATATTAGATGCTCTTATCGGAGAGTGGAAGGAGGAATGGCAAAAGTCGAGCGTGCTACGATCGCCACAGACTGGAGTCCGTCACCAGAGGATATGCTGGACGATGCCTATATTGCAGCAGTGAGTCCGATCAGTTCACATACCTTCATTGGTGTGATCGGTACAGCCGACAACGTGGACAATGCCTCTTTCTACTTTGCCAAGGTCCATCCCGAGGACTATTACGAGCCCTGGAAAGTAAGGCTCCGTATTGCCTGTTCGGTTCCCAGTGATGCGACATTTCGTAAGACCGTCGATATCACAATCATGGGATGCCGGAGCAGCTACCTGGCTTACGATGCGCTAGTAGCCAACTACAGCTCGAATCCTCTGTATTATGTAAATCTATTCCGGGCAACCCAAGCTGGCATCTCTGCAAGCAAGGGTCATGCCCTGGGTTTTGGACTTCGTTCCTCGTCAAGTCCTGCTGATGCGAATAAGGCCAGAACATTTGATGTAGACCTCCTGGAAGCATATGGCTGCAGCATGGACTGGATCGATCCGGCAGTAAAGTATGCGAACATGGATGGCGCTGGAAAGACTTACTATAACAGCACGAGCGCCACAGCTCATTCCGGAGGCTCTTACAGTGAGCTGGGAGTTGCATCCAATGGACAGAATGCGACCAACAACACGAATACGAACTATCAACAGCACGGAGCCGCAGTCAAAGCCGGCGCAAACGGTGTCCGTTCCTACAGCCTAATCATGAAGGATACGGACTCTACCTGGTCGAGTTTCTACAGCAGCGCCTATAACGGTACAGCGACTGGGAAGGAAGTCTGTACAACTGGATTCCTGCTCGGGTCCATTCTTTACAGCTCAGGGGCTCCGTCCGGGGGCAATTATGCTGCAGGGGCCAACACGTCGACAGTGTATGACGGGTATCCCCTGGACTTTAGATACTCCTCAAACTGCGCATCAACCCTGGTCTCTTATAAGCCAGTGTACCTGGTAGGAGAAATGCATGACGACGGTCTTTTTTACCTCGATGAGACCTGGTGGACACAAACAGCGCCGACTTCAGAAGATGGGAAGACATACGTTTATGTCGGAGAAGCATACAGTACTTACCAGGTCTGGCTTTCTGTAGAGAATAAAGCCTATCAGTTTTACGGGGACAGCTTCATGACTTATGAGGAAGCCCAGGATGCCCGAGCAAGGGCTGCAGCAGAAAACGTCAGGACTTATGCGGAAAGCCTGATCTCCCAGAAGTCTGATGAGATTGAGCTGTCTATCACGACTGTGACCGGTACCCTGGCAACAGATATCCAGGGGGTCAGGGATACCCTCAGCCAGACGGCAGACGGGATATCTGGCGATATGCAGGAGCTTTCCCAGAGGGTCACAGATCAGGAGGATGCCCTGCTCGATTACAAGCATGAGGCGAGTACCTATTTCCGATTCAACACGAACGGCCTCAATATCGGCAAGCAGGAAGATGGTGATGACAGTCCATATTCCATCAACATCGATAATGAGAAGATGGGCTTTTTACAGAATGGACAGGAGATCGCCTATGTCCAATACAACAAGATGCATATCAATGCTATCGAAGCCATGGACCGTTTATCTGTCGGCGCTGCCGCAGATGGCGGTTATTTTGATTTCATAAGCACGGAGTTCGGCATGGGCATCAAATGGCGTGCCGTAGCAAACTCCAATGAGACATAAGGAGGTAGATACATGTCTCTTACAAAAAGGACCTGGGGAGATTCGAGTGATGTGCTGTTCACTTTCACCGGATCTGTCACAGGTGCAACAACAAAACTATCGATCGTGTTCCAGGCCTCTAACTGGATCTATGGACTTACGGGAAGCATCAATGTATATGTGGACGGCACAAAGCAGTCCTGCAGCTGGACAACAAACAGTACATACTCGATGATGGGAACGGTCTATAAGACAAAGATGACAAGTTCCCAGATGACGATCTCGAAGCCTTTCTTTACACTAAAGCTCACTCATACACAGGACAGCTCCGTTCTTTATCAGCAGACCTTTTCTTTCTATGAGATCGAGAAAGCACCCACAGCTGCAACGACCTCTGGAGGAGTGATGGACGGCAGTACCAAATCAAAGGTAGTCTTTACGACATCCGTCACAGATGCAACGTATAAAGCCACCTTCACTCTCGGCACGCATTCAGGGTCTGCGACATCGACGACAAAAACCATCGAGTATGCTATTCCCCTTTCCTGGTGCACCGAAATCCCGAATAAGACGACGGGTACCGCGAACATCTCCTGTCAGGTACTATTCGGGGGACAGATCTACAGAACTTTTAACACCACGATCGCAGTCTCTGTTCCGTCAAGTATCGTACCAACAGTCACTGCATTCACTTTGGCGGATAGAACAGATACACTGGTCCCGTTTTCCTGGAACCTTTTTGTACAGCACCAGAGCGGAGCAAGACTGTCCTCAATTACTTGCGCAGGAGCACAAGGGTCCACGATCAGCACTGTCAGGCTCCAGGTTGGGACGCAGTCCACGTCGAAGGCTTACTCCGCATCCGACCTTCCACACATCGACACGATCACGCAAAGTGGCAGCCTTACTGTTACCGTGACAGTGACAGATAGTCGAGGACGGACCGGAACAAAGACTGGTACAGTTACCTTCACGCCATACTCAGCTCCTAAGTTTACAAGGTGTGTCAGCGAACGGTGTGACTCATCCGGGGACCTGGATAATGACGGCACATACTTTAGGAGCACAACAACTGTAGAGTATTCCTCCTGCGGCGGGAATAACACCATCACGATGACGATGAAGTATAAGAAGACAGACGCGGTCGTGTATAACCCGGAGGTCACCCTTGTGCCGGGAGTCAATGTCTGCGGTGAGGGAAACCTTGATACAGAGTTCTCTTACGATGTGATGTATGTAGTATCGGATCAGTTTCGGTCTGTTTCCTTTATGGACTATGTATCCACTGCCATCTATCTGATGCATTTCCTCCATGGAGGAAAGGGGGTGGCCTTTGGTCAGAAGGCGACGATGGAGGACTACGTGGACTTCAACTTCAAGACGCTGTTCCGGAAACTGTCCACTTTTCTCGGGATTGCTAAGTTCAGGCAGTCTGATAAGGATCGCGTGGTGATTAATGATCCGGATCAGTCCAGCCCGCTTATGGTAGATCAGACTGGCTCCGGAACCCTGTACCCTGTGGCAACAAGAAACGATATAGGTTATTTAAGTCTTGATTTTAACGCTGGTGCATCGACTATCGATGGAAAACTCTATGCAGCAATAAATGCCCTGGGCTGGGCAGGGGATGTACTGGAGTAGAAGTAATGATAAAAAACAAGGAGGTTAAAACGAATGCTGAATCTAAAGAAGCTGCTGACAAAGATGCTGCTCAGGGCAGATGTACCGAAGTTTCTTAACGCCACAGTTGTTAAGCCAAGCGCAACAGGATGGACTCCCACATATAAAACTGTGGCTACAATAGCAGATTATAATGCTATCGCGGTTCGCGTACAGCTCAGGGTGGAAAACTCTTCGTCAACCGATAATCGAGTGGATCAGTTTCTTTACTTCCCACGGCTTTTGGGCAACTATACCCAGAGCCTTGCGTGGTGCAGTGGGAGCTCGTATATTCGAGCTCTAGTATCGGTTAAATGGGATACTAATCAGGTGGGAGTGGCGTTGATCAATGGCGATATTTCGACATACTACGCTCAGATCCAACAGGTTATCGGACTTTCACACAAATAAAAGAAACTAAATGAATAGAAAAAGGACACAACGAGCACTCTTCATAGAGTGCTTTTTTCATGCAAAAAGAAAGGAGTTTATCATGAAAGAGTTTTGGAATCTTTGTCAGCTCGTTTTTACGGTTACTGGTGGATGGCTTGGGTATTTCCTGGGTGGCTGCGATGGCCTCCTGTTCACCCTGTTTGTATTTGTCACTGCGGATTATGTGACCGGAATTATGTGTGCGATCGCAGATAAGAAGCTCTCCAGCGAGGTAGGCTTTCGTGGGATCATGAGAAAGGTCATCATTTTTCTCCTGGTCGGAATCGCTCAGATGGTAGACATCAACGTGATCCAAAACGGAAGTGTCCTTCGTACCGCGGTGATTTTTTTCTATCTGTCTAATGAAGGCGTGAGCGTCCTGGAGAACGCAGCTCACTTAGGGCTTCCCGTCCCAGAGAAACTCAAAGACGTCCTGGAGCAGCTCCATGATAGAAAAGGGAAAGAAGGGGAGTGATAGATATTTTCGGGATGCAGGTTGGTGGTCAAATGCAGTCGGTGTTCCCAACCACTCCGGATTGAGAATGCACCCGAAGAAATCATTATAATGATTACGGCTTACTGGCAGCTTTGAGAATGTTCTCGCTGCTGCCAGAAGCTAATCGTGTGATATTTATCACGTTGATAAATCTGCGTTGGTGGACAGTGGGGAGCGCACATAGTATTATATGAGTCAGATTACACATGACAAAGGCAGTGCATGTCATATTCAGCAAAAAGAGGAAGATACTATGGATCCCGCTTTTATTCTCAGCTTGGTGTATGGTCACCTATTCTCTAAAGGAGTGGATTCTGCAATGGCGGAATCTAAACGGCATATTAGTGAGAAAGAGTTCAGTGAAATTCTCGACGATTTTGATCAGAAGTTTAAGAACGATTATGACGCAGAGATTACCTCTTGTGGATGTGATATGCAATCTGTGATCGAGAAAAGAACTCTTCTAATACCCCTTGCAGAAAAATATATTAATCAGGATAATTCCGATATTTCAAGGAACCTCAAAAAAGATTTCGTAAAAACTGCATGCCGGGAAGTTTTTGGTCACGAATATTGGAAAAAAGAAAAATCTTCCGAAGTTGTAGAAAAATATATGGGGTTTTTCTATGACCTTGTTTTTATGAAAGAAATCAGCGGAATACCTGCTGGCTATAGAGCCTTATTGAACGCCTATATAGATAATCAGCATGACATAAATCAAGATCTTTATCAAAGAATATTGGCGTTAGAGAAAACAATAAAAGAATTACTTAATTCTGATCCAGAACCGGTGGATTTCGGATCATATTATCAAGAAGTTGAAAGAAGATTTACATCAAAAAAGAGAGGAGAGTACAAGAACCTTGTAGGGGAAGAACCGGATGAAAGCTCCTATATTGACGCTTATATTATAGAAGGACGAGAGCAAGTCTCGGTCATGTCTTTTTTGGATAATTGGTTTGGTAATACTAAGCCGGGGGTTATTCTGATCCACGGAGAACCGGGCCATGGAAAAACCACGTTATGTTATAAGGCATCGTTCGAATTCCATAAGAAAAGATTATTGAAGGACAAAGCTAAAAATGTTGTGGCTATATCTCTAAATACTGGCAAGAATCCGGAGATAGTTAAAGAAGGAAAAGTACGGCTATCAAATGCGCTCGTTTGGGGGCCGGATAGTGAATACACTTTTTCTTTTGAAGACTGTCGTGGAGCACTCCTATTTTTGGACGGATTTGATGAATTCATCGATAAAGCAAAAGAGGCGGATATCAATAATATCTTTTCTTTCATGGAAAAGGTTGATGACATTGCAGATAATTACGGTATACATATCGTTGTTTTATCAAGAACAATTGCGGTTACAAGAGATCTAAAGAACCTGGAGGGAAGTTACAAGTATTACAAATTATTGCCTGTTTCAGATAAACAACAAGATAGGTGGCTCGACCGGCATAAAGAATATGACGATTATAGAGAAGCCTTCATTAAACTTCGAAACAATAAAGATATGAAAAAGCTTCTTGAAGTGCCATTTCTGTTTCGATTGATTGTAAATAGTAGATTTGAAACCGTTAGTTCAAATATTGTTGAATTGTATGATAATCTTTTTATTCATTTAATGCATAAGAGAAACATTTACAATGAAACTCTTGAATTAGTCAATACTGGACTGATGAACCTTGCCTTTGAAGTTTATTGTACAGATACAAATATGGCAAAAATGGAATGGGATCCACAATGGTTATTTGCCTTTTATGTCGAGTCTGATGGCGGGGATAGAATTGGATTTTTCCATAGGAGCTTTTATCAGTATTTTCTTGCAAAATATATTTACTCAGGGATTACCAATATTACCGACGAGAATGTGGAAGATTTTATCGGGTCATTTGCTGAAAGAGAACTGGATGAAACTGTTCGTCAATATTTGGAATTGATGTACAAGAAAGAGGATGAATCAAAAGTACATCCCAATATCGGTAAAATGATCGATACCCTGGTTAGAACAGAAGCATATTTAAACTTTACTCCACGGGTGGAATCCGGAGATGCAGAAAGATCCAAAACCCTTAGATCTACGAATATTTATCGAAATACACTGCAAATTGCGGCAGCAGTTTCTTTTGTGCTTCAAATTCCTTTTGAAGGGAGTATGGAAATTTTGATAAGGACTTTTAATAGTCAAGGAGTAATACTGCATAGTGAAAAAAATAAGGTAGCTAATCTGAGCGGTGCTAACCTGAGCGGTGCCAAATTGAGCGGAGCAAGTCTATACGCAGCCGATCTGAGTGGTGCCTATTTAGATATGGCCAACCTGGACAATGCGTACCTGAACGGAGCTGAAATGAATGGAGTTTCTCTGTGGAGAGCCGACCTGAGAGATACTAAGTTACATTATGCTAATCTAAAAAGGGCTTTTCTGGTAGAAGCCAATCTGAACAGAGCAGAACTGTACGGGACTGATCTGCATGGAGCCAAACTGTACGGGGCTAACCTGAGCGGCGCCAAACTGTACGGAGTCAACCTGGTCGAAGCTAACCTGGTCGGAGCAAACCTGAGCGGAGTCAACCTGAACTTAGCTAACTTGAGCGGAGCCAGTATTGATATCAAATATAAAAATAAAATCCATCCATCTACCAAAGGATATAGTTCCATTAGATGGATTCCAGGTAAAAACTCCTAATGCTCCTTATTACGAATAGCGCCCGTGGGGAGAAACCTGCGGGCATTCTTTTTTGACCTTCTTATCCAACTGATGCGCTTACAAGGGGGGATTTAAGTTGCTATAGATCGTCATCTGAGGTAACATGTGACACTACAACGAGAGGAGATGGCCCTATGGAAGTTACCGTGATTAAGGCAAAAGCCAAGGAAAAGAAGATTCTAAAGGTGGCGGCCTACTGCCGTGTGTCTGTCGAACAAGATGAAGAGGAAAGCTCCATCGCAAATCAGAGAGAACACTACGAGGATATGATCCTGAATAATCCTGACTACGAACTTGCTGGGATCTATTATGATAATGGAATCTCTGGCTTTAAAGAAAGCAGGCCCGGGTTCCAAAAGATGATGGAAGACGCCAGGGCAGGGAAGATTGATCTGATATATACAAAGTCCATAACGAGGTTTGCACGAAACACCGATACCATTCTGAAAGCTACAAGGGAGCTAAAGGAACTTGGTATCGGTGTTTTTTTTGAACTTCAAAACATAAATACCCTTACCCAGACAGGGGAGCTCCTTATGACAGTGTATGCTGCCTTTGCCCAGGGGGAGAGCGAAACTTACCGGGAACTTGCCCGCCTTTCCATTCGTCGTCGCTTTGAGGAGGGAAGGCCGCTTTACCTATTGCACAAAGCCTTCGGGTACAGAAGCGGAATAATACCGGGAACATTTGAAATCGTCCCTGAAGAAGCGGTGGTAATCAAGCAGATCTACAAGTGGATCAGGGAAGGGTACACGGCGATTACGATCCTTAAGATGGCAAAGGCAGCAGGCTATCATAAGAGGAGTGGGGCGGATTTCACACAGTCGGAAGTTTACAACCTGGTCAGGAATGAAATCTACAAGGGCGATTACATCATGCAAAAGCATATCACTGATGATAATCGAAGGCACCAGCTTAATCACGGTGAGCAGCAATCCTGGTACATTGAGGACGACCATCCGGCGATCGTATCGAAAAGGCTCTGGCAGGAAGCAAACGATGTTATTACAAAGAGGAATGAAGAAAGTACCCGGCACCTTAGACTGCTTCCAATGACGGAGGAAAACTATCCGTACAAAAACAAACTCTACTGCGCATGCTGCGGCCACCGGCTTTATTACTGGAAAACCAAGACCGGCGCACAGTACTCTTTTTACTGCCCCCAAAAAGACAAGGTCAATGGAGAGAACTGCAAAGGGGTCAGCGTTCCGCAGAAGGTTATTGAGTCCTGGGGGGAGATCACAGAGAACATCTTCATTTCCTTTGATCCGGACAAGCCAGTCCAAAACCAGTACAGCTATGTAAAAGAAAGTACCTGGAAAAAGAAGCATAAGAAGATGGTATGTGCCAGGGCGCCAAAGCCCTATACGGAGAAAAACTACCATTACTTCAGACGGGTTTTCTGCGAAAAGTGCGGATCGCCTCTTTACCGGGAAAGGCGTAAGGACGAGCAGTATGTCTTTATATGCGGGGGAAGGAGAAGATACAGAAGGGACTTTTGCGATGGCATGATCATACCGGAAGAAGTGATGAACCGGCTTCCGAAAAAAGAAGGATATTTCATTTTGAGAGAGGAGACAAATGATGGCGAGAAACATTACAGTTATTCCTGCGTCAGGGAGAAGCCGCAGTGCAAGAAGAAGCCTTCCTGAAACAAAGAAGATTCGGGTCGGGGCATATTGCCGCGTATCAACGGAGCAGGAGGACCAGAAAAACTCTTTTGACAATCAGGTAAGTTACTATACCAGATACATCGAAGAGAAGCCTGAATACCAGCTGGTTGACATCTATGCAGATGAGGGTATTAGCGGGACCAACACGAAAAAGCGAGAAGGGTTCAATCGGATGATCGCGGACTGTGAGGCTGGAAAGATTGACCTTGTGATCACAAAATCCATTTCCCGATTTGCCAGAAACACACAGGATTGCCTGAAATACTCCAGAAAGCTCAAGGCACTAGGCATCGGAATCATCTTTGAAAAAGAAAATATCAGCACGATGGACGCCAGTGGGGAGCTTCTCTTTACGATCTTGAGTTCCCTGGCCCAGGAGGAGTCGAGAAACATTTCGGAAAACAGCCGATGGGGAATTCGGCACAACTTTCGACAGGGGATTGTTCACATTAATACCACGTTCTTTATGGGATATGACGCAGACGAGGACGGGAATCTTGTGATAAACCCCGAGCAGGCAAAGATTGTAAAAAGAATTTTCCGGGAGTTCCTTGAGGGCTGGACGCCAAATGAAATCGCAAAGCACCTAAACGATAACAAGGTCAAGGGAGTAAAAGATAAGGCTTCCTGGAGTGGCGGTACCATTTTGGGGATGCTGACCAATGAAAAGTACAAGGGGGATGCGAGACTTCAAAAAACTTACACGGTAGACTACCTCACAAAGAGACGCGTAAAGAACGACGGCCAGGTCGAACAGTACTATGTGAGAAATTCCCATAAGGCGATCATACCCAGGGCAGAATGGGAAGCTGTCCAAATGGAGCTACAGAGAAGGGCACAGTACTGTAAGGAAGTAGGAATAAGGCGGTATGGATTTACCACCTTAAACAGCCCATTTGTATCAAAGCTTATCTGCGGACACTGCGGCGCGATCTATTCAAGAAAGAGCTGGTCAACCAGAGGGATGTATACCTGGGTTTGCAAAAACAAGGAGCAGAGAAATGGGAGTACCTGCCACGCAGAGAACGTCAAGGACGAGGTTATACGGAAAGTAGTGGTGACCGCATGGAATGCTGTGGTTAAGGAGAGAGATAAGCTGATCGGGACATGGGAAGCCATGCAGGAATCCGGGAATCCGCTTCATGCGCTACGGGCCAGGCAGATGATCGAGATTACAGCCCAGGGGCCAATCAAGTGGGAAATCCAGGAGCTTACCCGGACGGTTTTGGAGAGGATTGTAATCCATGATAAGGGGCACTTCACGGTCCGATTCCTTGATGGGACGGTGAAGGAAGTGATTTTAGCCGAATGATCGAGCAGCCTTTGAAAAACACTTTTACACGTATCCTAGAAAAGCACTATCTTAAGCAGTTTTGCGTCTAATGGGTACAGATTCCGTTAGAAATGCGTCTAATGGGTACAACCAACATTATCGTTAGGAGCCTATAATAATACCGGGTGCATCTTATAAATAATAAGAGTAATCTCGGTGCCAGGGTCTTGGACGGGAGTGTATACAACAGAATAATGGAAAAGCAGATTACCGGCACTTCTTCCTGATATGGAGAGTGCCGGTTTTTTGTTTTTACAGAGTATAGAAATCGGTGTACTATTAAAGATAGTTTTGGACGGCAAACAGGCTTTAAAGAAAGGACCCTGGGATGGCAGAAGAATATGATGTTCAGGCAATAATGAACGCACTGAAGGCAAAAGAGGAATTGGACCCAGATCAGCATGATGGCTGCTATGAGCTGATGCGTGAAACTATCGA